CTCCCCTCACATGACCTTTATGGTGTGCGCGAAAATGTGCTCGCGGCCGCCGGCGTCGGTGACGGCGACGCGCAGGCGCAGCCAGCCGTCGTGCCGCTGCTCGGTGCTCACGGCGATGCCCTGCGCCCGGCCGTCATCCAAGAGCGGCTGCAAGGCCTGCTCGCTGTAGGCCTTGGCCAGCACGGCCACGCGGGGCAGGTCCTTTTGCCGCGTCAGCTCGTGCAGGCGCGAGCCCAGCGCGGCATCGGCCCAGTAGCTGCCCAGCGGCGTCATGAGCCGCAAATAGACCGCATTGGCCAGGCCCCGCGCGGGGTCCTGGGTCAGCGCGCCTGCGGTCAGCGTGTAGCCGCCGGTGGTGGGGTCGAGGAGTGCGTCCGCCATGGCCTACTCCGGCTCCCCGGTGGTGCCGCCGCTGTCGCCCGGGTGCTTGTGGTGCTCCTGCGAAATGTCGCCGGCCATGATGTCCGCGTCCGACTTGATGCCGCCGGTGATATGCAGGCTGCCCGTCATGCTGGCCGCCGCCGCGCCGCCGTTTGTCCCCCGCATGGAGATGTTGGGCGTCTCGAAGATGACCTGCTCGCTGGCCTTGATGCGCAGCGTCTTGGTCTCCACCTCAATCAGCTCTTGCTTGAGGTGCACCTTGTCGCCCCACATGTTGTAGACGCAGGCCTCGCCGCTGCTCACGCCTACCCGGTAGGCCCCGTGCTCCGTGGCGATGACCACGCTGTGCGCGCTCTGCCCGCCAATGGGCAGCACGATGAGCTGGGTCCCGGCGGGCGGCGCGGACGTGAAACCGAAGTGCTGGAACAGCTCCGCCGCCTGCATGGTCTCGCCGGCGAGCGCGTCGCCCTGAACCAGCTGCACCCCGAACCCGCTGGCCCGGGCGGTAAGCACGGCCCGGTAAGCCAGGCGCAGTCCGGCCAGGGCCTGGCGTATGCACTCTTTGATGAGCTTTTTCATTCGTCGCCCGCCTCGTCGGCCACTTCCGGCGCATAGAGTTTGCCCTTGCGGTGCTTACGCTTGTGCGGATGCGCCTCCAGAATCCACACCTTGTCCTCCCGCAGGCTAAGGCGCGTCATCGCGCCCTCGGCGGGCGATAAAACAAAGGTGCGCGCCATGAGAAAATACGTGCCCACGCAGCCCACCGGCGGGGCGATGACCCGAACCCGCTGGCCCGGCGTCCAGAGCTTGCCGTGGCCGGGCATGGTTGGTGCGTTGATGCGATGCCCCTGCACCTCCACCCGCAGCTCAAAGCCCTTCAAACGGCTGTCCGCCAGGAGCTTTTGCGCGCGGGAGCGGCATACGGCCACACTGTCCGCCTCGTAGTCGGTGATGATCTTGCGGCGCGGCCAGACCGCCCCAAGGTCCGGGTCCACTGCGGAGGACTTGAGGCCATGCTTGCCGCCCGTGGCCTCGGTGCCATGGGTTTGCCCCAGTACGGTGATGGTGCTGTACCGCTCGGCCACGGATGCGCGCCGCTCCATGCTGGACACGTTGGTTGTGCCCAGCTCGCCGGCCTTGCGCTGCGCCAGGCACAGGGTGGCCACTGGCGGGTTGGTGGCGTCGGAGTAGTCCGGCCCGCCAATGACCAGCGTGCCGTCCGGGTCCATCCACGGCCACACGCCGTTGGCCTCGGCCACGTGGGCCAGGGTGTCCCAGGCGGTGTCGCCGGGCTCCACCGTCACCTTCTCCCGCTGGCGGGCCACGCTCTTGGCCATGGCCAGGCTGATCCTGGTCATGCCCAGGGGCCGCACCACGCGGGTGATAATGTCCTCCAGGCCGAGCTTGCGGCCGCCCACCAGCGGGGCCGAGCAATCCAGCAAGGTCGCCGCGCCGTCGCGGCCGGTGATTTCCAAACTGTGCCCGCGCTTGTCCACGCGCACGCGCATGTCGTCAATGCGGCCGGTCATGACCAGATCATTGCCGACGCGCAGTTCGCACGTCGCGCCGGGCACCACGTCCGAGGGCAGCGGGTTTTCGCCGGCCGCGTCAAGCGGCAGGCCCAGGCGCACGCGCCAGGCATCCGCCGGGGTCAGCAAATCCGAGTCCACCTCATAGCTGCTCCATTCGTCGTGGGCCTTGCCCGCAACAAGCAGCGCCACGCGCTCATTTTCCGGCTGCGTCGACTTAGCTTGCGTAGACACGGAGCACCTCCCCGGGGGCTAAAAAGTTGGGGTCGGGCAAGGTGTTCAGGCGCACGATTTCGGCCGCGCGGGTGTGGTCGCCGTACAGCTGGTGGGCCAAGAGGCGCGGGCAGGTGCGCGCGGCCAGGGTGTGCTCCACCAGGGGCGGGCGGGCCTCAAGGATGGCCTCGGCGGCGGTTTGCACGGCGGCGGCCACGTCCTTCAGGCTTTCCGTGACCGGACGGTGATCCTCCAGGTCGTACAACTCGCGGTAGGTGTCTATGCTCGCCTGCAATTGCTCGCGCGTGGTCGCCGTCACGGTCTCGATCTCGTCGGGCGTCAGGGTCGGGGTGTCCGCCTCGGACTCCAGCACGGCTTGCGTGGCCTCGGCCACGCCGAGCGCCGTCTCAAGCTCCACGTGCGCTTGCACCTGCGCCTGCGCTTGGGCGGCTTCCGCGCCCGGCGTGTTGGAGCCGGACAAACCGCCCGAATTGGAGGACGCGGCGGAACCGTCCGACGTGAGCGCCAACACGGCCGAGGCGAGCACGCCCACCGTGCTTTTCCAATCGGAGAGCAGCGAGGATGAGCCAAAGGTTTTGAGGTCCACCACGCCGGCGATGAGGCTGGCCACGTCGCTGGCCCAGGCGCGCGGAATGCTGGTGATGCCCGCGCCGCTTGTGGTCACGCTGTCCACCATGGATTTAAGCTCGGTGATGCTCGAAAGCCCCGCGCGGCTCATGGCCGTGGCGGCCTTTGTTTTCTCCGCCACCTTGGCCAGCAGCGCGGCGGCCTTTTCCCGCAGGGTTGCGGACTTGGCCGCCACGTCCGCCGCCTTTTGCCCTGGCTTGCCCCCCGCGAAAATGGGCGCGGCCAGAGCGCTTTCGGAAAAGGTCACCTCCACCTCGGCCTGATCCACATTCTCGGACTCGTGATGCACATGCGGGGTGGACACTTGGGCCTTGCACGGGCCGAACACCGGATGCACCAGGTCGCCCTTTCCGGGCTCGTCCAACACCTTCAGGAAGGCTTCCAGCCGGTCCTCGTAGTCGTCGCCGAAGAAAATTGCCTTGACGCGCATGCGCCGCGCGCCGCGCCCCAGGTCCTCCATGTCCGCGCCGTCCACATAGGGGCGCAGGTGCTCCACCGCGTGGCGCTCCCAATCGTCATCCCACAATTGGCAGTCGAAGGTGACGCCGCGAAAGCTGGCGTCGAGCAGTCGTTTTTCCCAAGCCACGGCCGCCCCCCTAGTCCCCGCGCAGCGAGTCGTCGCGGATGTATTCTTTCATCTGCTCGGCCACAACGCGCCCGTCGAGCTGGATAGTGCTGTGCATATGGTTATGGATCACGAGCTCTTCAGTAGCCGCCTTGCCCGCTTTGCCTCCCAACCAACTACCGACTCCCCCAAAAAGCAGCCCGAGGGCTGCACCAGGGATAGCGCCCACACCGCCAAACGCCGCACCGATACCCGCGCCTATAGCCGCGCCCCCAAGGCCACCAACCGCACTACCGGCTATGCGGCCGTACTCGGTCTTCTTGGCCTCGGCGTTCAACTGGTCGTTATGGGCCACGCCGTAGGCGTCATATAGAGCCAAACCGGCAGCCAGGGGTGCCCCCCATTTAAACGCGCCTTTAGCGGCTCCGAACGCTCCAGCCCAACGGGAGGATTTTGCGGCCGCAGCTGGATTCCAGCCCTCTCCTGGAGGCAAAGCCAGTTGCCCAGCGCCGCCCATGCCACCTGGCATGTTGACCACAAATACGCGCTGCACTCCGGCCAGGCCCATGGCGGTTTCAGCCATGCCGCCCGCTGCGCCTCCCTTGCCGTTGCGTAAACGGTTCCAAAGTGCCTTACCGCCAAGGATCGCGCCGATTCCTATCGCCCCGGCCTGCACGGGGTGCTCCGAGGCAAATTCCAAAATATTGGCGTACGCGGTGGTGATAGCTGTGGCGGCCTTGCCTAACTGCACACGTTCTAACGCGTTCTGTGCCCCTTTCCCTTTGGCAAAGGGAGACGCCAACATTTCCTTGTAGTCCGCTCCGATCTGGTCCTTCTTTGCTGCGGTGTCGCCCTCGCGCATGGCGGCCTTGATGGAATCGAAATCGCGCAGGATCACCTGCCAGAACTCGCGTTCGTACTTGTCGCGGAAGACAGAGGCCAGTTTGAAGGTGTCCTTGCTCAAACCCGCTTTGCGCATGGCCTCAATCAACCCGAACATGCCTTCAAGGCCGTCAGCCCCCTTAAACTTGCCGCCCGGCGCGAACTTCTTGATGTCGATGCCGGTGACTTGCTTCAGGTGCTTGCCTTCGCGCTGGTTCAGCAGGTGGCTCAAGCCATGCTCGATGAGCGTCACGGTCTCGGACGGCATGGTTTGCGGCTTGATCTTTTGCAGCGCCTGGAGAATGGCTCCGGCGAAGTTGGTTCCCTGCACGCCCTGGAAGCCCATCATGTTCATGGCGGACAGGTACTGCGGCGCGTAAGAGCTGATGGACTGCGCCTCGAAACGCCCGGCCTTGGCGTGGTAGTAGAGCATGTTATGCACGGCATCGAGCTGCTTGGGGTCAATTTTGAACTTGGTTTCCAAATCGAAATCCAGGTCGGCGAACTCCTTCATGGTGGACCGGAAAACCGCGCTGGCCCCCACAATTTTTTTGAGAGTGGCTTCTATTTCGTCGTACTTCATGCCAGCATTGGCCAGGGTGCGGATGGCGTCGGCGTTTTCCATCGGGCTGGAGAGACTGTTCTTGGAAAGATCCAAGGCCAGCTGACGCATACGTGTCCCCTGTTGCAGGGTCATTTCCGAAATTTGCTTGGTCTCCAGCATGATCTTGCCGAAATCGAAATTCTTATTCAGCGTCTCGCGCGCGGCCTGGAGGCCGATGTATGCCCCAGCCAGCCGAGTGAGACCGGAAATTCCGCCGATAGCAGTGTTCACCTCATGGGCGTGTTTGCGCAGACCGGCAAACTGCTTCGAGGCCCCGTCCGCAAAGCGCTTAATCTGCGCCGAGGACTGGGAGAGCCCGGCCGCCGCACGGCTGCCGTCCCAATTCAGGCGCATGAAAAGCTGCATGTTGTTGCTCACGGGCGGGGCCTCTTCTTGGTGTTGTTCGGGGCGTGCTTACGGCGGGTGGCCACAAAGCGTTTTGTCTTGCCGTCGCCGGCGGCGTCCTTGGCGTCCTCAATTTCCGCCAGGGCCATGCCCAGCAGGTACAGCCACTGGCCGCGCGTCAGTTCGCTTCCGGCTCGGCCAAAGACCGCACGAGCCTTTTCAGCGTGGCGGTACTGGAATCGTTCAAACGCGGCGTCGCGGGATTTTTTTTTACCTCGGCCAGCAACTCGGCAAAGGCTTCGCCGTCCATGTTGGCCTCGCTGGGCGAGAACTCCCATTCGTGGTCCAGGTACTGGTCAATCAAAAACGCCTTGTCCGCGCGGGTAAGCACGCCGCGCAGCTCGGCCGCGTTTTGGGCGAGCAGCTTGCCCTCGGCCGGGTCCACCAGGGCGCGGGCCAGCAGCTCCGTCACCTTGGAGCCCTCAAACAGCTCGCTGTTGGCCAGGTTGGCGTCCTCGTGCCCGGCCGCGCGCAGGGTGTCGATGCCGGCCAGGCCGGCCGCCAGATAGTCGGCCTCGGTAAGGATGCGCAGGCCCAGCTCCGGGCCGTCGCCCTCCTTGCGGGGCAGGGTCACGCGGCGGATGGCCGCGCCGCCGGCCTTCAGTTTGTTCAGCAGATCGTGCATGGCTACTCCTCCGTCCGCTTGAGGGCGAAGCCGGAAATGTCGCGCTTGGCCTCGCCCTCCATGACGTACTTGCTGCCCACCTCTTCCACGCAAAACCCGGTGTACGTCACCGGCTTGGCGGTGTTGTCCAGGGGTTCGATGGTGATCTTGGCGTCCTTCATGTTCCACCAATCCGGCTCACCCGTGGCCGGAATGGGGGCGGTCAGCTTGAGGGAATGCTCGCGTACGCCCTTGGCCGAGCCCTTGGGGCCGCCGGTGCGGTTCATCGTCTTAACCACCTTGCGGCCGGTCTTGTCATTGGGGTCAATGGACTCAATGTCGTAGTCCGCGCCGTTGACCGAAAGGACGATGGCGCCCACGTAATCCGTGCTCATAATTAACCTCCGTTAAACGCCGGTTTGGCGGCTACAAAATCAGGTCGATGCGGCCGGCGAACACGTGCAGGCCGTTGACCACGTCGGTGGGAATCTTGGCGTTAAGCCGATTCACGTCCTGGCTGTCGCGCTCCACGACCACGCCGTCGGCGTTGGCCGCCACGTTCTCCACAATCTCCAGCTCCTCCAGCTTGTACAGCACGTCCAGAATCTCGCTGCGCACCTTGGCCGGGGTGCGGGTGGAAAGCTTCTCACGCGGAAAGCGCAGCACCATGCGTTCGCGCACGGCCTTACGCACGTAATCCAGGGTGCGGATGGTGGTAATGTCGAGCAGGCTCACGTCCTCCACGCCCCCGGCCGAGACCGTGTAGGTGGAGATGGCGCGCACAATCTGCACGCTATTGTTGTCCGGCCCAACCTCAAGGGGCGTTACGCCGTTGTGCAGCAGCACTTCCTGCTCGGTGCGGGTGAGGCGGTCGGCCACGTCCGGCACGTCGATGCCGGTCAGCGTGAGCGTGTTCAGCGGCCGGGCGGGGTCCTCCTCGCTGGCGACCACCGCGCCCAGGGCGGCGGCGATTTCCCAGGGCAGGCGGCGCGCCCCGCGCAGCAGCGCGCCCAGCACGCGGCCGTGGTTGACCTGGCCCGCCAGCGTGGTGGTCCCGGCCAGTGTGCTGGTGAGCGCATACACGCCCACGGCCCCGCGCTGCTCCATCGGTCCGCCCACAAGCTCCAGGTGCGTGCGCAGGGCGGTCAGGTTGGCCTCGTCGGTATAGGGCGTGACGATGATGGTGTGCCCGCCCCCGGCCACGGCGGCCAGCGCCTCGGTGATGCTTGGGTCGACCGCGCCGCCGGTCATGGCCGTGACCACGCCGGCGACGCCGGAGGCGGTGCACGTAAAGGCCAGCTTGATGCTGTTGCCGAGACTGCCCTTGTGCCGGGCCGTGATAGTGAGCACGGCCTCGGCTGCGGCGATGGTCACAGGAAGGTCTGGCTGCTGCGCAACCTGGGCCACCAATGCGGCGGCCACTTCGGCGGCGGTGTCGCCGGCGTCGACAGCCACCTGGATCAGATCCTTACCCACCTTCAGGGTGGCCACGCCGGAGCCGCTGGCCGGGCCGGCGAGAGCCACGCCGCCGCTGGCGGCAATGCCCGCCGTGGCGTCATCGACCGCAAGGCAGGTCAGCTCCACATAGGCGTAGGCGGAGATTGCCGCGCGCACCATGCGGTGCAGCATGCTGCCCGCCCCGAAGTACGCGCTCGCCTCGGCGTCGCTGAACGCCAGCGTGGGCGTAAGCGCGGCCACAGAGCCACTGGTGAGGCGCTGGCCGAGGAGCAGCACCTTCTGCTCGTTGGCGGGCAGGGTGTTCACCGCAAGCCGGGTGTTGAACTCCAGGTACTTTCCCGGCTTGCGGATGCTTCCGGGGATGCTGTCAAAAGAAATGTTCGGGCTGGCCATGGGCTACTCCTTATCCTGGCCGGTGGTCGCGGCCTTGGTGGTCTTGGTGGCCGTGACAGGGGCCACGCGCACCAGGTCGCCGCAGGCCACGGCGCGCAGGTAGTAGGCGGTGGCGGGCACGTCCACGGCGTCCGTCTCGGTGATGTACTGGCGGGGCTTGCCTTCCTTGGGCACGCGCAGGCCGGCGGTGGCTTTGACAATCATGAGGCTTCCTCCGAACCGAGGCTCACCAGGTCGGTGGCGTCGGCTTCCCCGTCATCCGGGGTCAAATGGTAGTTAAGGCCCACCTCGGTCAGCTCCGGAGCGGCGGCCTCGTCCTTCATGGCTTGGCCGGTGCGGGTGAAGCTGGTGTGCAGCTCCAGGCCAAGCACGGAAATGCCCTCGCTCGCCACGCGGGTCTGAAACACCGTCACCGTCTTGCCGGGCTGGAAGGCCTCCACGGCGATGCCCATATCCTGGGCGGCGAAGAGGTCCCACATGTCTTGCAGCATGCGGTAGCTGCCCGGCTCCAGCCCGTGCGCCGTCTGCACGCCGTGGCGGGCGGCCTCCGCGCTGCGCGGGTTGCGCGCGCCCACCATGACCACGAAGGTGGCGGGCACCTTCCACTTGTCGCGCCCCTTGCGCTCCGGCTTGCCGAGGGCGTCCAGCACAACCCACACGGCGGGCAGGGAGCGGATGACATTGGCGAGGCTGGCCAGGTCGTCGAACTCGCCCGCGTAGGTGGCCACGGAGGCGAGGCGGTAGCCCAGCCGGCCGGAGCCGCTGGCGTCCGCAATGCGCGCCTTCATGGCGTCCTCTATGGCTTCAAGCGTCAGGTTCATGTCTCCCTCACCAATCTTTCAGACTGCCGGCGGGGTAGCTGCGCTCGCCGGGTTGGATGCGCACGGTGCCGCTGGTGGGCGCGGGCTGGCCGGCCGGGGTGAGCCCCAGGCTAACCTTGCCCGCGCCGATGAGCTCCAGCATGCGCACCGCGTCGCGGTAGCGGTTGCGGGTGGGATCGGTCTCCAGCACGTCCGCGCCGGAGAGCCGGTACCGCGCGATGTCGCAACAAATGCCCGTCACCAGCAGCGGGACATCCACCAAAGGCAGGGCGTACCGGGCGGCCAGGTGGCCCTCGATCTCCGCCGTGGCCTCGGCAAGCGCCGGGACGAGCACGGTTTCGTCCACGTCCCCGGCGTGCTCCCGGTCGGTGATGGCTATCACCTCACGCAGGCCGAACCGGGCGACCATGTCCTGTGTGCTGGCGTAGGCCATGGGCTACTTGCCTCCCTCGGCTTCGGCGTTCTCGCCGGAGCTGGCGGCGTCGGCACCGGCGGCCGGGGCCTTGTCCTCGGTCTTGGTCTTGGCATCCGCCTTGGCCTGGGCCTTCACGGCCGGGCCAATCACGCCCAGGGCCAGCAGCTCCTTGGCCGCTTTGGCGTCCATATCCACGGTGTCGCCAGGGCCGTAGCTCTGACCGTCGTGCTTCAGGGGTTCGATCACGGGATAGATGGGCATGGTTCCGTTTCCTCCTAGTCCGGGTTGATGATGAGGAAGCCGGACGCGATGCCCGAGAGCACCGGCACGCGCTCGTCGGTGACGCCGTAGATCCAGCTCTTGGCGTCCTTGTCCCAGAAAGGCGTTTCCACGATGGGGTGGCCTTCCAAGGTGTAGGTGTAGCCGTAGCTGGGCTCTTCCATCTGCGAGACCTGGCCAGGCACATAGGCCAGCACAATGTAGTTGCCCCACACGTCGCTCATGACTCCGGCGTCCGAGGCCATAACGGCCTTGCCCACCACGACCTTGTCCAGGTCCAACTGGGCGGCCAGCATGTCGGCGGTGATGGATTCCTTGCTGGTGTACTTGAAGCGGTCCACCACCTTGGGGTGGCGTTTCGTGGCCTTGAAGGCCTTGGGGCCGAAGAGGGCCACGTTGGGGTACATGCCGCAGGCGGAGCGCACGGCCTCCTTGCCGTCGTCGAAGGTGCCGAAGATGTCGGACGCGTCGTTGCTGAACTTGTCCGTGCCGGACAGGGTGACCTTGTTGTTTACGCCGTACTGGCTGGCGTCGGTGGCCAGGGAGGCCTGCTGGATTTCCAGGCCCAGACCCATCACACGCATGACCAGGTTGACAGCGCGAGTTCCCAGGTTGATGCCCGGCACCTTGGACGCGTCGCGCATGTACTCGCGCGGCACCGGGGCATTGAGGGCATGATTCTCCACGGAATAGGGCTTGCCCAGGTAGCCGAAGGTGATGCGCTTGGTGGTGCCGCCAGGGGCGCGCTGGGTCTGGTAGGACAAGAAATGCTCCTTGCCGAACTCAATGATCTTGCCGCCGGCAACGGAGACCGGAACGCGCGGGAACAGGGCGGAGCCGACGAAATCGGCGTTTTTGTATCCCTGGACCACGGTGGTCAAAATGGGGTCTATGACCCGCACCTGGGAGGAATTCATCATTGCTGTGTTGCTCCTTGTCTTTCCCGCCAGTTGGGCGGCCGGTTAGTTGGGGATGAGGGCCACTTCGATGAAGTCGCCCGCTGCGGCGGCGGCCTCAAGCGTGCGGGCCACGGTGGCCCCGGCGTCCTTGGTGACGGCCCGGCCGTCCGCGTCGGACTGGACGGCGGCCCCTGCGGCGATGGCCGCGCCCGCCTCCACAATGGCCGTGCCCAGGTTGGCCACGCTCACCATTTCTCCGGTGGCGGCGGCAAACTCGGACACGCCCAGGGCGTTGGCTCCGGCTCCGGCCTGCGCGCCCGTGGCGGTGACAAACCTGTATTCGTCAACGGCTCCGGCGGCCTTCACCGGCAGGGCCATAAGGGTGGTGCACTGCTTGCCCATTTACTTGCCTCCCACGGCCGCAAGGGCCGCCGTGTAGTCGGTTCCGGGGTGCGCGGTCTGGTAGGCCAAGGCCTTGCCGTGCAGCTCCAGCCGTTCGGGGTCGGCGGTGTAGCCCTGCGGGGCCGCGAAGCTGGCCGAACCGCCAGCGTCCAGGTCGCCCGTGGCCAGCTCGCCGAACGCCACCAGCTTGGGGCTGGCGGACAGCATGTTTTTGAGGGCCTCCACGTCGGCGACCGTCTTCTTCGAGCCGTCGGCCTCGGCGAACTCCATGGAGCCGCCGCTCTTGGCCAAGCTGTCCAGCAGGCCCACCGTGGCCTCCTTGTTGGCGGGCAAAAGCCTGCCTTCCTTCACCAGGTTCTCGGCGAAGGCCACATGCTCGGTGTGGATGCGCCCGGCCTCGGTTTCCTTCAGCTTGGTCTCGCGTTCGGCGAACTCCGCCCGCTGCTTTTCCAGCGCGGCCCGCTCCTCGGCGAGTTTGGCGCGCTCGGCCGCGAGGGCCTCTTTTTCCTTCTGGTCCACATTGACCTCCTCAAAGTTGGGTTTGGCCGCGTTGCCCTCGGCGAACGCGGGCTTGTTCTGGTTTTCCTGCTGGGTTGTCAGCAGCTCCTTGCGGGCCGCGTCCTCCACGCTCTCCACCAGCCAGGGGGCAACGGCCTTGTCCGCGTCCTCCTGCCCGAACTTGGCCAGGAGCCACTCGCGCAGCTGCCGCCACAGGCTGGCGTTCTGACGGTCGGCCCAGGCGTCGCCCTCCGCGAAGGCCGAAAACTCCACCACGCCCTCCTCACCCGCCGCGAAGGCCACGGGCTTGAGGCCCTTCACCGCCGGGGCGGCGGCTCCCAAGAACCCCACGTGGCGCAGGTAGAAAACGCCGGGCGCGGGGTTGGCGGGCGAGTCGGGCAGGTAGAACGAGGCGGAGATTTTTTTGAAGCGGC